TCAAGTTGTCCTGTACGACGTCTATCTTCATCTAACCCAAATAAAGTTTGTGCTCTGTCATAAGCATCTTTATATCCAGCGCCCGTTATATCGGATACATTTCGAAGCATATTACGTTGTCCTTCTGATTCCATAATAGCTTGCCGTCCTCCACCAAACGCACCAGCACGTGTTAATCTACCCGCGTTAGCGTTACGTGTTATATCAGCTTGCCTACGTGCTTCAGCTATTTGTGGTTCAAGAGAAGCCTGTAAGTATGGATTCATGTACTGTTGTGACATACCTTCGTCTGTAAAAGATCTAGGATTGTACGCACCCATATCGTCAGGAGCAACAAGTCCGGCTAATCCTTGAAACGATTGAGTTTGTAAATCCGAAGGCCCCGCAGTTAATGGTCCCGTATAAGCATTATAAGGTTGATCAGCCAATGCCGCAGATTTACCTAGCATAGTACTAACATAAGGCTCTGCGTAAGCAGACGGAGCTTCTGCTGATGTTATAAGTTTTCCTGTGGAATCTACTGCCATGTTAAGTCCTTAATAAATATTCATCTGGGTTTATTTGTATACCTTGATTTTTGTTACCTGTTCGCGCTTTACGAACATCCTGCATCATATCCTGTAATTTATCCGCTCCAGCATTGGAGTTGCCGTTACCAAAATGACTAACTACATCGGCAGGGATTACAAATTCTCCGTCACTAAGTGCGGCTTCTTGTTCACCGTCAATATTAGCAGGGATTTCGTCTGTCATACCGTCAGTTATACCACCTAAGAAATACCCATTAGGGTTTGGATTGTTTCCTACTATACCACCAGCGTTCATAGGTTGTGTTTCTTTTTTAGAATTAGGAGTATACTGAAATTGTTTTCCAGAATTGTTTGGATCTTTCATAAACTCTTGGTATTGGGCTACAGCAGTCTGTGTTGGGTTTACATTTGTTATTCCTGCGTTAAAGTCTCTAGAGGCGTTAGCTAATGCAGTCAAACCTGCATTATTTTCATACACCTTACCCATATAATTTGTGCGGCTCATGTCAGGGTTATAGTATTTTGCGTTGTCGCCTTGAGCTAAAAATTCTTGATTTATTCTATCTCGCTCAGGGTTCATTTCCCACTGCTGTCTAGCGGAGTCAACTTCGTAGTCTTGATCGCCACCACCGCCTGTACCTTGTCCTCTATAAGATCCTAATTCATTACCTCTAATATAAGCCTGTTCAGCCTCCCAAGGTGTTTGAGGTGGCCTTTGGCTTGCTAATAAATCGGCATTAGACATACCAGACATAGCCGCCATCATACCAGTGAAGGGATTAATTTTCTCTTTTATTATTTTATCTTGGCGTTCCCTAGCAATTTTTTCAATATTAGCTTTACCACTAGGCATACCAAATGCACCTTTTGCAAGGATTGCTGCCATAAGCGCGCCTCCTGCCGCACTACTTAAAGCACTACCTTGCGCTCCTAAACCTAGGTTTCCTGTACCTAAACCGCCGAAACCCGTATTCAAAGTAGGAGTAACAACATTTGCAGTAGTAGTACCAGCACCAGCATTTGCACCTGCAATACCAGCGTTAGACATATAAGGCATACCTGCCATATCGTACATAATAGTACCCCCGCCGGATAGAGTATTACCTGCAGCAGCACTGTTAGCAATAGTTTTACCTGCACCAATACCTAATTTTGCTAGTGCAGCTTTTGCTCCTGCTGCAACACTCCCACTTGCTATTCCAGCTTTTATCCCTGTATATGCGGCTGAAGCTACCTTGGGAATAATATACCCTAACGCAACGCCTTTAGCTATACCTAAAGCGTTTACACCTTGTGATTCAGCTTGTTCTTGAGTGATCGGGTTGCCTCCACCGATACCATTTTGATTGCCTGAAACAAGACCCTCAACAACGTTTCCAGCTTCATCAGTATAATTAGCATCTGTAAGATAACGACGCCCACTACTGCCGGGACGTCTACCTGTATCGTTCCGCTCTTCAACCGGTTTACTGTTATATTTAAACTTTGGAAGTTTAGCATTATTTGCAATTCCACTAGTAATGCCAACATTACTAAGATTGTTTTTCTTTTGTTGATTAGCACTATAAATACCAACTCCTGTACTAGCCAAAAGTTTAAAAAGGTCGAAATAATTAAAAGCCATATCTTAAATCCTCAGTCAACCGTGATATACTATCATTTATACCTGTAAGTTGTCTATCTATATTATTATCTAACAACACCTAAGTAATCTCCAGTATACTTGCCACAACATGCAATCTGTTAGCGGTAGCCGCTGTCACTTTTAATATTTCTCCAGCCTGTACAATCAAAGGGGCGGTTAGTAGTTCTACCGTAGTATTAGCCCCGATTGCTTTAACTTTAAACAGACTAAATACAGTTGAGCCGTTTGTTATTGTTACAGTTATTGTATCTGCGTTACCCGTGTCTTCCGACACCAAAATAGACTTTACTACTCCCGTTGTTAACGCAGGGCAAGTGTACAACGTAGTCACACTTGTTGCTGTCAAGTCTAGTTTTGCATTTACGTACGTGTTTGCCATTAACCTATAAACCATCCCATTGCATCAGATTGTTGAGCTAAAGATTTATCTCGTAAGGCAGTGTCTACCTGATTAAAATACAAACGCAAAACTTTGTTGAACTCTTCAAATTGAAACGGTCTATATTCTTGAGGTGGATAAGGTAAAGCAGGAGCGCGAAACCCTATTATGTGGTTGTTATTAGCCATTACCGCCTCCCATCTGGACGTAAATCTATTCTAGGTGAGCCTAACTGCCATTTAACCCCTGCACCAGAAGATTCAATTTTAAACGCCATTTGTCTACCACGAACTCTTACATTAACTTGTCCTGTGTACTGGTCTACAGGAACTACGCTACTACGTGTAACGGCTCCTTCGTTTGACCCTCCCTGCGATAATGGATCATTATACCCAGAACCAGAATTAGCCTGTGGCAATAAACTCATATCTATTGAAGGAGCGCTAGTGGTAGACCCATCAAAGTTTAAGTCTGGTAACACACGCCACACAAAAGAAAAATTAGTTCCTTCATCTAGATCAAATTGCCCTGATGATACATAAGCAGGGATCGCTACAGGAGAAGTTGTTTCCGCATCATCACACCCAACTTCTTGAACAACAAGTTTGTTATTATATGTAGCAGCTATTGGTGAAGGTCTTTCTCCAGTATCTAACCACGCTGTACGTCCCATAGTACCATAGTACCATGTATTTTCTAAGTAGTTATATACCACGTATCTATCATTAGTCTTAGATGCAGAAGAGCAGTAAAACCACCAAACTTCATGAAATCCTTCGTTAGTACCTGCGTACACTTGATCATATTGTTGAGGATTAATATCGGCAAACACATAACGTCGTACATCACATGGTAACGGTTGAGTACGTCCGTCGTATTTATAAAATTTATCTTTGCCCATCCAATAAGCTGTACCGTTAGCATAAGCCATAGCGTTTTGTGAAGCGATAGATATATTATCTCCAACTAATTGCGAAGACCATACAATGGGAGGTGCAACATATTGAAACGAATACAAGGCGGAATTAGACCAGATAAGAATTTCTTGTCGTGCTTGCATAACGGCTACTAGTTCACTACCACGAGATAACGTCAGACTACCTGCTTGATTAACTGCTGAAGGAGTCCAGTCGAGAAAATCTTCTTGTGATGACCACCTAACATGCATAGGATTTTGTGTAGTAGTACCAATTGGATTTGTCCCAATACAAAACACAAACCGACTAGCGTCAGAAGTAATTAATAGGTTTTGTACCGTAGGCACTCCACTAGCACCTGAAATACCAGAAACTAGCGCTCCTCTTGTACTACTACTCCCACTACCGTCCCAAAAGAATATACTTCCACCACGAGGACCAAATATTAAACTCTGTCCAAAGTTAGCTTGTGACCAAAGACGTATAGGTTTTACCGAAGAACCTCCAGTTCCCCAAACTCCAAGTCCCCAAGCGCCAGCACCCCAACCTACAATAGGTACGCCAACAGAAGCACCGATATTAATTTGATATGTTGCTGTTACTGAACCACCGCCTGTTGCGCCAGAAGTAGCAGCAGTGGGAGATACTATGGTATAAGTATTACCAGCAATATAAGTTATCTGAAATTCACCGTTTAGAGTTAACCCACCAACAGCACTAGCAACACTAAGTGTAACGAAATCCCCATTTTCATATCCTGCTGTAGCGTCTGTAACTGTTACAACAGTGTTGTTGTTAACGGTTGTAAAAGGATTTGTTAAACTATTAGTGGCTCTTATAGGAGTTATATCGTTGTATTGCCCACCTTGTTCTAAGTAAAACTTTAGGTTAGTTCCTACTCCTAACAAGTCAACACCACCGAGAGTAACCCAAGCTTTTAAAGATCGACATACACCTAAAAACGTAGCAGAGGATATACTTTCCCAACCACCTATTTTCTCAGGGAATCCTTGGCGAAATCTAATTTTATCTGCATCAACCCATGCACCTTCATTACTATAACTAGTAATTTCTCTGTTTATTCCGGGCTTAAACAACAATTTTTGTAGTGGCATATTATCACCTAAAAGTAGTCCCTAACACTGGTGGGAGCGGAGTAATACGTACAGTTACACTCTCCTTAACCTCTTCAAGGTTATCACAGCAAGGATAATTATCTATTTCTGATGCATCAAAAGTGTTACCACATGTTCCACATGTTGTTACTTGAGAGTTAGTTTCTTCGTTCATAACATACCTCATATATAAAAAATAGTCTAATACTTTTATTTAACTGGCCCACTTACCGGTTCTAAGTTGTTCAGTCACTTCTTTTGAGCGCTCTCCAACTTGCTCACTCCAACGTGAGGTTAACATCTCATCGGCGGCTTCTTCAAATGCATGATTCTTTAAATGACCCAAGGTAATTTTAAACTTTTTAACTGTTCCAATACCTACATTGAATGTAAAGTTAATTAGCGCTGATATACGAGCGTCATTTAACGCACCCATCCAAGGAAAAGCATTTAATAGCTGCTTTGTAGCTTCAATAATATCATGTCTTAATAGTGTTTCGGCCTCATCCTCAGAGATACCAACATCTTCAAGATTTCTACCAATTCCAATTGTGAGTTTTTTTGCCGTGCATCGGTACGGCTTTAGCTTCATACCTTCGTGGCGTTTAAGCTGCCTAATTAATTTATTACTCATGTACGTTTCTTTCCCTTATGTAGACCATGACTAGCGAATTGTTTACCCTTAGCAGTGGCCTTTCTTTTCTTTTTGTTTGCCGCAGCTAATTTTTTTCTACCTGCCGCAGTTGATTTAAGTTTTTTAATGGTTGCAGACGGCGCATAAACTTCTCCAGTTTTAGAAGACTTCTTACCACTAGGAGTTCTCCACTTCTGTTTAGTCCATTTTTTTAAAGACTTCTGAGATTTTGCGAGCGCCACTATTTTTTGCCTTTAACTTTTACTTTAGCTTTTTTACTTAAATCTTTAAAGTGAAATAGTTTTACACTTGTTTTAGTGTGAGACTTGTTGGTGTGTAAAGTACCATTAGCCATTTTATGTGAACTGCCTTTATGTTCAGTACCATCTTTTTTATAATGTTTAACGCCTTTCATTTGTAACCTCCTCCTTTAGCTTTATATTGTTTGGCAAGCATTTGAGCCTTACGTGCAGACCATTGACCTGCATTACCGCCCTTACTTCCCGCTTTAATTCTATTGAAAAGACTTTTACGCATTGTAGGTTTAGTGTAATTACCTGCCTTATTAACGGTTGATTTCTTTTTAACAGCCATTATTTTTCCTTTGCTACTGCATTTTTCTTTTCATATGATCTCATAGCTCCCATACCAAGCATACCCATAAGTACAGGAGTTAGCAATGACGGATCTACTGTTGGTACTTCAAACCATATAGCTAGGAACTGTGACAAGATTACATTATACATTAAACCAATTCCACACACCCAGCCGGTAAAAGGGCGCCACCCTCCAATAAATAAAGAGCCTGACTGGGCTTCAGCCTTGTTAACTTCAAGTTGAGCTATGGCATTTTCAGCAGCCGCTTTTTCACTCATCGTTGCTATTTCGTGAGCGAGTTTAGCAGCTTGATCTTTATCAGGGATAAACTTATCAAGTAATCCAGTGACTGGCCCTATTAGTGATGATAGCATTTTCTTTCCTTTAAATAGTGTAAACTTTCAAAGCTTTTCTTTTACCTTTTACATTTATACTTCTAACATACTTATACTTTTGAGTTATTTTGTTAATAGTAGACTCTCCTATTAATATATCAACGCCGTATTCTTTTGTAGAGCTCTCTAGTCTTGCTGCGGTGTTTACAGCGTCACCAATGGCTGTGTAATCAAATCTTGTGTCACTGCCCATATTGCCTATAACAGCCTCCCCACTATTAATACCTATACCTATAACTATTTTTGGCAGCCCCTGTTCCTTTAACTCTTTATTAAGAACAAGCATGTTAGTTTCTATATCTAAAGCCGTCTGCACCGCTAACTCTTCATGGCGTTCTTGATCTAGTGGTGCATTAAAAATAGCCATCATCGCGTCACCAATATACTTATCTACCATACCGCCGTTGTTTTGCACAGCATATTGTTGAGCTGTTAAAGCTTTGTTCATTATGTAAGCAACTTGCTCTGGAGGTAAAGTCTCCGACATACTAGTAAATCCTCGCACATCTGTAAATAAAAAAGTTGCGTATCGTTTTTCACCGCCGAGAACCAATAGCTCTGGTTTATCCTGTAATTGTTTAACCTGTCTGGGATCTAGGTAATGCTCAAATTGTTTTTTAATTTGTTGTCTTAATTTGAACTGCTGCCTAAATCTCAGATAAAAAGCTATTGTCGCTGTAATAAACTGACTGACCATTGTCCAAGTCACATCTATAAGAATACCCTGCTGTACAAGATAAACCCCTAGATAGGCTGTCAGAGACATAATTGCCCCTGCTGACATAAGTCCCCATGTAATGCCGAACACATGCAGTAGTAGCCATGTGAGGGACACTGTAGCTATAAATATACCTAACTCTGCTGCTAGTGCATAATCTGGTATGTAAGGACTATTAGGAACGAGCATAGATTCAGCTAAAGCAGCTTGTATATAATGAGGTTCTACTAAACCAACAGGCGTTGCAATTTGAGGCATTACTCCGTTAGCAGTTACACCTATGAACACATATTTATCTTTTACATCCATCTCAGAAAGTGTGGTTTCACTGGTCTTTACCCAACTAATCCATTTACGCCCAAAGCTATCGGTCTTGACAGGTGGCAATCCTCGCACTGCAATTTCTTGTATGCCATTTTCATTTGTAGTTATTATGTAGCTTCTAGCTCCAGTTATTGCTTTTAGAACTTGCGTACCAAATGATGCCACCCATCCGTTTGGAGTTCTGAGTAGTAGCGGTATTCTTCTTACTAGGTTATCAACCTCAGTAGGGGCTACCGCAATCCCTTGTAGACTGCTTGAAGCTAGGACTTCTATGTTAGATTTTACACCGGTAGTAAACACACCGCCAATATCATCGCCCTTCACAACTGTTCCTGTCGGTGCAGGGTATATCCCCTTACCGTTTTCAAACATCGCTATCACACTTGGTGAGGTTATTAATTGTTGTGCAAACTCTATATCGCCACCAAATCTATCTTCTTGTGGGAAGGACATAACCCATCCAACGCCTATCGCACCGTTCTCTAGTATGGTCTTATGTATTTCAGCAAGCCTATTACGAGGAAAAGGATAACCACCCTCATTTTCTACATCGTCTTCCGTAATATTTAATATTGTAAAGTTGTTACTAGCAGGAGGCGTATAGACTAAGGCATCAAATGTTCTTAGCTTCAACACCTCAGTCGGGGTGCTTTGCATTATCATAGGAATACTTAACACTGCCAATATAAGAATAATGTACTTTTTCATCAGCTTCCCTGATTAACTACTATTGTACTGCTGCTGCCTCCATTTACTGTGACTGTTCTATTGATACCGTCCTGTACAAAAATTATAGTATAGCTGCCTGACTTTGGAATATCAACTTTGGCAAAATTGCTGACATTTCTTTGCATAGTTAATGTTTCCCCAGTTATCAAACTAACTATTTGTGTATCTTTATCTTGTCCAAAAGAAGTGCCGACCAACTTAGTTGTACCCGAATCAACTAAAGAGTCCTCTTGTTCCTCACCAGCTAGTGCATCTAAAATATTCAGCACGTCTTCTAAAAAATTAACATCTAAATAGTTTATATCTAACTCTGTAAATTCTAATTCATCTTCAGCGAGGTAATCTTCTTGCAAATAATCTATATCAAGACCGTTAAAATCTAATATGTTTGCAGTTTGTGTTACTCGCTCTTCTGTTATCTCTACCTCTTCTCTAGGAGGGGAAACAATTAACATATTATCTATCATATCTAGTGACAAATCCAGTATTACAGGACTACTAGGGGCTGATTCAAATACAGATACTGTGGTGGCTTGAAATGGCTTGTTTAGTAAAACACTTCCCATACCTGTAACAACCTCTATTTCGCCACTTGATAAACCAAACTTGTCTGGCAATAAAATAATTAGGCTGCGTCCTAATTCGTCTACTGTTGCAGTAAAGTCAGTACCTCGTATAGCAATATTAGCAGTGGGTGTTCGCAACTTTATATTCTGTTTAGATATACGATTGAGGTTGCCAGTTATAAATCTAGCTGTTCCCAAACCAAATGTAAGAGCCATCTTAGATTTTGTGGGGTCCGGGTCGTAAATATATTCATCTATATATAACTGTGAAT